AACTGCCCCTGTCCCCCGCTGAACAACTAGCACAAAACAATGAACGACTGCAATATTTAAACACGCAAGATGCTGCCATAGGCACAGGCGCATACACCGAACAAGAGGCCGCGATGCGTGGGCTGGACTTTGCGAAACGTCAGGGCATGACCTTGGATCAGGCTGGTTCAGGATTTGGCTTAGACGAAGCAGGAGTAAGAGAAAAAGCGGACGAATTAGGTATAGACCTTTCGGCACTAGGCTTTAAAGACGGAGGAGAGGTTCAAGAGTCCCGTCAATCGGCCCTCGACTCACGGTTCATGTCTCGCGCAGGATTAGGTAGCTTACAAGGAAACACAATGAGTCCAGCGATAGCCGGTACTTTGGATCGAATCATGGCTCGGAGAAAGTAACTTATGGCTAATGGCGAAAGCATTACCCCGATGGTCGAAAGGGCCGTGGACATTTCAATCATCGATGATGTAGAAATTGCCGCTCCCGAAACAACGGGTTTAGATGTCGATTCTTTGATGGGTGAGATTGAGATCATAGAAGAGGAAGACGGTGGCGTTGTTGTGGACTTTGATCCACAAGACGAGAGCCCAATCGACAAAGATGATTTTAACAGGAACCTTGCAGAAGAAATAGATCAAGGCACGTTGGGTGCCATATCTAATGATCTACAAGGTCAGTATGAGGGCAACAGAGAATCTCGCCATGAGTGGGAAAACACGTATTCTAATGGTTTGGAGCTATTGGGTTTTAAGTACGAAGAGCGCACTCAACCGTTTAGAGGCGCAACAGGGGTAACACATCCTTTGCTGGCGGAAGCAGCTACTCAGTTCCAAGCGCAAGCTTACAATGAGCTTTTGCCACCGGACGGCCCTGTTCGTACCGTTGTTATGGGTGCGTTGACCAAGGAGAAAGAACAACAATCTCAACGTGTCAAAGAGTTTATGAATTACTACATCACGGGCGTTATGGAAGAGTTCACGCCTGAGTTTGATCAAATGTTGTTCTACCTCCCTTTGGCTGGATCTACGTTTAAAAAAGTGTATTACGATGCTGCGTTAGATCGGCCCGTTAGTACGTTTGTCCCTGCTGAAAACTTAATTGTTCCGTATGAAACGACTAGCTTAGAAACATGTCCTATTATTACGCATGTTGTTCCTATTTCGGCTAATGACTTAAGAAAGCAGCAGGTATCGGGGTTTTATAGTGATATATCGTTAGAACCGCAACAACCGGACAGCAATCGAGTACAAGGCGAGATTAACAAAATAGATGGCGTTGATCCGTCGGCCACGGTTAACTACGACGTTAACTTGTTGGAATTTCATGTAGAACTTGATTTAGAGGGTTTCGAGGACCGTGATGATAACGGTGAGGAAACCGGAATTAAACTGCCGTACATTGTTACCATCAGCGAAGAAAAAGGCACGGTATTAGCGATTCGTCGAAACTATAAAGAAGATGATCCTAATAAGACAAAGATTGCTTACTTTGTTCACTATAAGTTTTTACCTGGGTTTGGCTTTTATGGGTTGGGTTTAATACACACCATTGGTGGTTTGTCCCGCACGGCGACAGCGGCACTTCGTCAGTTGATAGATGCAGGAACCTTGTCAAATCTTCCAGCAGGATTCAAGGCCCGCGGCCTACGAGTCAGAGACGATGCAGACCCTTTACAACCTGGTGAATTTAGAGACGTAGATGCTCCAGGCGGTGCAATACGGGACAGCTTGATGCCGTTACCGTTTAAAGGCCCCGATCAAACTTTGTTTCAGTTGCTAGGGTTTGTGGTTGATGCCGCACAACGTTTTGCAACAATTACGGATATGAAGGTAGGGGATGGTAATCAAGGTGCCGCCGTAGGTACAACGGTGGCGATGCTAGAGCAAGGTGCGAGAGTGATGAGCGCGGTACACAAGCGTTTACACTATGCCATGCGAAAAGAATTTAAGATTCTTGCTAGGGTCATGCACGAGTTTTTACCGCAGGAGTACCCTTATTCTGTTGCAGGTGGCGATCAAAACATCATGGCAGCAGACTTTGACGACAGAATAGATGTTGTTCCGGTGTCTAATCCTAATATTTTTTCGCAAGCGCAACGCATTGCTTTGGCGCAATCTCAATTACAACTAGCGTCTCAAGCTCCTGAACTTCATAACACGCAAGAAGCGTATCGTCGCATGTACGAAGCGTTAGGTGTTCGTGACATAGACAGCATTTTAAAGGCTCCAGAGGTCGAAGAACCGATGCCCAAGGACCCTGCACAAGAGAATGTGGACGCTCTCAATGATGTTGGCTTACAAGCTTTTGAGGGACAAGACCATGACGCCCATATTATGGCGCATTTAACCTTTATGGCGGGTGGTTTAGTCCAGCAAATGCCCAATGTAGTCATGGCTTTGCAAAAACACGTACTAGAACACGTTAAACTCAAAGCCAGAGAGCAAGCAGCGGTCCAGTTTATGCAGCAAAATCAAGGACAACCACCTACAGAAGACCAAATGTTGCAGGTAGAGGCCCTTGTAGCGCAAATTATTGCCCAAGAAATGACGGCAGTACGCGCATTAAGCCAGCAAATAGCAGGGGGTGGCGAGGAGGCTGGCCCAGATCCATTGATTATGCTTAAACAGCAAGAAGTGGATCAAAAAGGTCAGAAAACGCAAGCAGATATCACTAATGACCAGCAAAAACTAGCTTTAGAGCAAGAAAAAATGCTAGAAAGAAGCCGCCAATTCGACGATAGGCTAGAATCGCAGGAAGGTCAGACGGCAGCACGAATTAATGCGTCAAATGAGCGCGAAATGATGAGACTACGACAAAAAGAAGGAGAAACACCATGAAGAGAACAGTAAGAACGAACGGCGCACCGCCACCTAAGACTCCGACCGCTTCTAAATTTGAAGAAATACAAGATCAGGGTCGCGTTCCTTTTAATGATTATAAAGAAATACCTACGCCAAACACGGAGAAAGGTACGGTAACTACCGGAACGTGCCGAGGCATGGGTGCTATGCTTCGCGGTGGTAAGTTTACCATCAACTAATGGCTGCTAATGACGACGAAGAAGATCTTTTACTAGCTGACGGTCTTGATGCTGCTTTTATAGGTACGGGAGAACGTTGCGGTCAGCCCAACATTGCTATCTACGACAAAGACAAGTGTATAAATATACTTGCAGAAAACATGTCCTACGAAGAAGCTGTGGAGTATTTTAATTTTAATATTGCGGGCGCATGGGTAGGGGAACAAACCCCTATTTTTGTAGACCTAGAGGAAAAGTACTTATGCCTTTAAAAAAGGGTAGTGCTAAAAAAACAGTCAGTAGTAATGTAAAAAAATTGAGAGGTGAAGGGTATCCGCAGAAGCAAGCGGTTGCTATTGCTTTAAACAACGCCGGTAAAAGCCGACGCAAAAAGAGAGGTTCCACATGAAACATTACATTTTGTTAGGAGTATTACTGTTTAGTAGTTGTACCTCCATAGAGCAGGTCATGGACAACAAGGATTTATACTGCAACCAGCTTTACAAGGGCATGAGAGCAGTAGGTCGTTCGGCTTTGTCCGCGACTACTGGGGTGGTCGTCAGAGATGTTTGCGATACCATAGACGGCATAATAGCCGAGGAGCAAATGCCTTCCGATAAGGTAGGCGCGTGATGAAATTAGGGGGCTTGCTCAAGTCTCTAGCCCCTAACATAGCTTCGGCGGCGGGTGGTCCTCTTGCGGGGATGGCTGTTAAGATGGTGGCGGCAAAGTTAAGTTTGCCAGAATCTACTACAGCTAATGAAATCGAAGACCTTATTGAACGAGAACCAGATAAAGCAGTGCTTGTTAAGCAAGCCGATGAGGACTTTAAGCTCAAAATTAGAGAGATGGAAATAGACCTTGAATCTTTCAAAACTGAAGTTGAAGACCGTAAAGATGCAAGAGCCGCTTTTGCCACAGACTTAACCCCTAAGCTCTTTTCTGTATTAACACTTATTCTGTATGGCGCGTTTGTTCTTATGGTCACGATGATGCCTCACGATCAAAACGACGAAACAATTATATCGTTGGTTCTAGGGCAGTTAAGCGGGATATTGGGCACGGCAGCGGCTTTTTACTACGGCGGGTCGAGTGGAAAAAAATAAGATGTATGATCTAATTGAACAACTAAAACGCCACGAAGGCGTGGTGAAAACTAATGACAGGCACGTAATTTATAAGTGCCCTGCTGGGTTCTATACGCTGGGCATAGGCCGCAATGTCGACGCTGACGGCGGCATTGGGCTCTCTGACGAAGAAGTAGAGCATTTGCTTGAGAATGACATTATCCGCACGATCAAGGAACTGACGCGAGCGTATGATTGGTTCCGAGAGCTTTCGGACGGGGCCCGACGCGATGCAATCATCAATATGCATTTTAACCTGGGCGGTCCAAAGTTTGATACTTTCCAAAAAGCCATCGGGCATATGGAAAACAATTTATATGACCTTGCTGCTACCGAGTTCTTGAATTCTCGATGGGCCAAGCAGGTAAAAGGCCGATCTATTGAGCTAACAAATCAAATTAAAACGGATAAATACAATGTCTGATCCTTATTTGTTTAATTGCACAATTGTAAAAATTATTGATGGGGACACTGTTGATGTTGATGTTGACTTGGGGTTTGGTTGCTGGGTTCGTGGTTCTTCTGGGCGCATCCGTCTTTTCGGAATCGATTGCGAGGAGTCTCGCACTAGAGATTTGGAAGAAAAAAAATATGGACTACTTGCAAAGGCGTTCGTTCAAGAATTCTTACCCGTCGGATCGAAAGCCATCTTAAAAACACACGAAAAAGGAAAATATGGCCGCTATCTTGGTGACTTTCAGGTCGATGGACTATGGCTATGCGCCAGTCTGCTGGCTCATCACCACGCTGTACCGTATCACGGTCAAAGTAAGCAAGAAATTATTGCAGCACATCTAGAGAACAGGAGGAAGATAGTATAAGATAGTGTCTAATTTAATAAGGAAATATAAGAATGGATTTTATTAAATTAGTACAGTTTCTACAAAAAACAATTCGTGAACGCAGACGAAGCATTCGCGAAGTGTTGGAAAGTAACAGCATCCAAAACATGGAACAATATCAGCACTTGATGGGTGAATTGGCTGCGTTATTTTATATAGAACAGGAACTCTCGGGCCTACTTGAAAAACAGGAGCAATTCAATGACTGACAGTGTGATTATTACCCCACAGGGTGTAGGAGCCAAATCGGCCACTATGCCCAATATAGAGCAAGCTTATGTTGAACCAGATGATCGCGTTCTGGACCCTTCAACGCTTAGTGCCTCTTTAATAGATAGAATGCCCTCCCCGACGGGTTGGCGAATGTTGGTGCTGCCTTATCGTGGAAAAGCCATGACGTCAGGTGGGATTGCAATAACTAAGTCCACGTTAGATGAGAATCAAATTCAAACCGTTGTGGGTTATGTCTTAAAGCAAGGTCCGTTAGCTTACGGCGATAAAGACAAATTCCCAGAAGGTGCGTGGTGTAAAGAAAAAGATTGGGTAGTGTTTCCTCGTTACGCGGGTTCTCGTTTTAAAATTGAAGGCGGCGAAGTTCGTATCTTAAATGATGACGAAGTCATTGCCACTATTATGGACCCAGACGACATACTTAGTTATTGAGGATAAAAACATGGCGCAAGAAAAAAGTAATACTCACGAACAAGATGATGGTCAAGTTGCGTTAGACTTTCAAGATTATGAGGAAACTACCGTAACGTTGCCCTCCTCCGACGAGGAGAAAGCAGAAGAATCAGAGGTTGTTGTAGAAGACGTTGTAACGGAGGACGCTTCTGAAAAAAATGCTGCCTCTGATGACGAATTAGCGGATGTTTCTCAAAACGTTAAAAAACGAATAGATCGTTTAACTAAAAAAATGCGAGAGGCCGAACGGCGAGAGCAAGAAGCTATAAACTATGCTAAAAATGTTCAAACAGAAGCGCAACAATTAAAGTCTAAGCTTGAAACAGTAGATCAAGGTTATATGAGCGAGTACGGTAATCGCTTAAACATAGAGCAAAAGCAAGCAGAAGTTGCCATAAAGGAAGCTTTAGATAGGGGCGATTCGGAGGCGGTAGTACAGGGTCAACGAAAGCTAACAGAGCTTGCTGTTTCCGCGGATAGATACAATAACATCCAACGATCTAGAGAAAAGACACAACAAGAAGATGTAGCTAATGTTCCACAGCAACCGCAACAACCGCAACAACCGCAGCAACAGCAGCAAGTAGCACCTGACCCAAAAGCCGAGAAATGGGCTTCTGAAAACGAATGGTTTGGAAAAGATGAGGCCATGACGTTTGCGGCTTTTGGTATTCACAAACGAATGGTCGAAGAAGAAGGATTTGACCCGAAAGGCGATGACTATTATGATGAGCTAGATTCTCGCATTCGGGGTAAGTTCCCGCAAGAGTTTGATAACGGTTCTGGCAAACGACCCGTCCAAAATGTCGCCGGAAATTCCCGCAGTAGAAGTAAGGTTGGACGCAAAACGCAAGTAAAACTCACCCAAAGCCAAGTCGCTATTGCGAAAAAACTTGGGGTGCCACTAGAAGAATACGCGAAGTATGTTAAAACTTAGGAGAACATGATGTCATCGACTAAAAAAGGGTTTGAGGGC